TATCCTTGATGGAGAAGACTTCTATGGTATCGGTCCCTGATATATTTGTAATAGTCAAAGACCACAACCCGAATAGAGGCCGTGCCTCGTTCATTATTATAACATTAAGCTGTGCTTAAGGAGAAACTATGAGTATTGAAGAACTAAAGAAACTGATCGCAGACCTCAAAGTAAAACAGTCTGAAACAGAGGACAAAGGCGAACTTGCTAAACTGGAGATTGAACTCCAAGAAGCAGAGTCTAAACTAGTGGAAGCCGAAACAGAAGCTGACACAAAGCCCGATGAAACCCCTGAAACTGATGACCTTGAGGCCCGTGTAGAACGTCTTGCCGACGAAAAACTTGCTAAGATGAAGGCAAACATGGACAAGATGGCTGAGAAACTTGCCAAGACAGAGAAAGAAAAAGCTGATCTTGACAAGGCTCAAAAAGAAGAGAAGATGAAGCAACTAGAAGCTGATGGTAAACTGCAAGAACTGGCTGAAATGAAGGTCACAGAGGCAGAAGCCAAACTCAGGGTTCTAGAAGCAGAAAATACTTCTCTGAAACGAGATCAGGTCGTGTCAAGCGCACTCGCTAGTCTTGAATTCAAGAATGAACGCAGTCGTGAAATGGCCCGTCGTGATGTCATTGATAACCTCGAACAAAACGATGACGGTAACTGGGTTAGCAAAGACGGTAAGACAATTGCTTCTTTTGTTGAAGATTACTCTAAGGATCCCGATAACGAGTTTCTTTTCCGTGCTAAGATGAACACAGGCAAAGGAATGGACAACCCCGGTGGCAAGTCTGATACCTCTTCTAAAAAGAGTGTACTAGATATGACTTCCGATGAACTACTTAAACTTGCCCAAAAGGGCAAACTAGGAACTTTCTCCTACCGATAAATTCTCGAATAAGGAATAACACTTATGGCTATTACAAATACAGACTTCCAGAATATCGCCCTTGCGATTTCTGCTTACAGCGACGAAGCGTATACCGCCGCTCGTAAACTAAACTCAACAGGCATTGTTGGTCAGCGTAGCGACATTTCCTCCGATGGCGAAAGCTTTATTGGTCAAATGCGCTGGTACCAGCCCCTTGCGGCTAACATCAACGTAGCATCGCTTTCGAATGCTGCTGATGGTACCTACACTGATATCACGACTGAAGTCAGCAACTACATCAAGACGGTTCGTACGTTTGGTGCCAAGCAGGTAAACCTGCAAGAAGTCATCTCGAAGCAGGACGGTCTCCTGAAAATCGCTCGTGACTTTGCTGAAGTTCGCGGTCAAGACGAGCATAACGCTCTGCTGGCTGTTCTTAAAGGTGTTGCTGCTGCTGAAGTTGGCGTAGGCGATTTTGGTACTGCTGGTAACGGTGGAATGATTTCCTTCGATACGGATGCTGACGTTGCTGCTACTGGCTTCTTTGTTGACATTAACGCTGCTGGTGAGTTCGGTGCCGCTGCTACTGTTTTAGGCGACGAACGTCGTTTGTTTGACAGTTCAGCTGTGGGTGCTTCCCGTGGTGAGCGTCTCTTCAAGGCAGTAGGTATGGGCTTCAAAGACTACGAGCCTGACTACATGTACATGGTTACTTCGCCTGAAAACATGGCTGAGTTCCGTGCTGCTAACCTTGTTGACGAAACTATGGTCACAGACGGTAACTTGGAATTCTCCACAATCTTTGGTGGTAAGTTCCGGTTGATCCCAACCCGTGCCGACCAAATGATTGCTGGCTTCACTGCTGGTGACCTGAACATTCGCTCGGCTAAGGCTACTTTCTTGATTAAACCCGAGGCTGTCTCTTTTGCTCCGATCGCTGTTCCTACTCCGGTTGAAGTTGATCGTTCTGCTGCTGCCTACACAGGTGGTGGTTCGACTGATATTTGGTACCGTTATGGCTTCATCATGCACCCAATGGGTTATGACTGGACAGGCGCTACTAACGCGTTTGCTACCAACACTACTTATGCTGCTGAAGCTTCCTACTCGCGGAAAATTAGCGCACTAAACCTTGGTATCCTGCCAATCTTCCACGCTTAATCTCTAGGAGGGACTAATGGCTTTAACTCTAAACACCAACAGTTACGTCACAGTAGCTGAAGCCACTGCTTACTTTGATGACCGTATTGATAGCCTAACTTGGTTTCAACAGGCATCTCAGGCACAAGAGCAAGCTTTGATTACTGCCACACAACTAATCGACGAAAACTATTGGATTGGTTATGCTGTTAGTCCTTCACAAGCTCTTGCTTGGCCTCGGTCGGGGGCTACCTACTTTGATACAAAGATGGGTCAGTCTATTACCCCTGCCGAAGACGAGGTTCCAACACGAGTGAAGATCGCTGTTTACGAACAAGCGTTTCATCTGATCAACAACGAGGATCTACAACAACAAAAGACTCAGACTTTTGAGTCAATTTCTGTTGGTTCGATTTCTCTTAGTGACTCTAACTCAGATGTTACCCGTGTATCGATCGTCACCGACAACGCCGTGAAACACCTTCGACCGTTACTGGCTAACGGCGGAACAAGTACATGGTGGAGGGCCAACTAATGTCACTAAGAAACAAAGTACTCGCAGCGGTAGACCAAGCTTTCCTTGCTGTAGATGATCTTAAAAAGACAGCTACACTATCGTCTACGACTGTTAGCAGCTTTAACTTCACAACTGGGGTAACTGTTGGTTCGCCTAGCACTACCACAGTCGAAGTAGTAAAGCTGACTAAGACAAACCCAATAACCAAGGCAAATACAACTTCAGTCATTATGAAATCTGTTATAGATCTTAGTGTGTACGATACCCTGACAATTGATGGTATAGACTATAACATTGGAAGCTATACAGACAATGACTTTGTTATTGAAGCTGAGATACAGAAGGAGGATAACTAATGTTTGAACTCCTGCTGGCTGACATTAACTCTGTCATAGCCTCTGGAACTTGGCAAGCAACAGGTATTGAGGTTCTTCCTGAGAACTACTTTGGAGACATTGGCAACACAAACGAATACTGTAGACTTTCTGTCTTACCTTCTTCTTCTAACAACAGAGACTACCAAGGTTCTGTCAACCTAACAGGGTTGATTATCTTGAGAATCTTTGTTAAAGCAGGCGAGGGCCAGAAAAGAATTATGCAAATATCTGATGCTCTTGATACGGTATTCCAAAACAAGAAACTCGTAAACGGAACTGAGCTTGGAACTTCCTTCGTAAGGATGGAAGGCATAGACAGTGATAACAAGTCGCTTTATGGCGCAACCTACCAAATCAATTTCATCTATTATGGAGCATAAATAATGGCACACATTACTTCACTAGGGGCAGGTATCTATACCTACCTTGACATCTTCTCGGGCACTATCCCGGTGGACACAGACCTTGCAACTGAGTACGTCGCGCTCTTTGCTACAGCAAACGTTGCTGACATCGATCGTATCCCTTCTATTCGGGAATTCCCGTCTGTGGGTACTCCTGCTAACATCGTTAACGTTCCTGTCTTCGGTCAGGCAACCTCTTCGCAAGTCCAAGGACAAGCTGACGCACCTTCTCTTGAAATTACCGTCAACTACGTTCCAGAAGACATGCAGGTTATTGACGCACTAAAAGGCACAGTAGTAGCCTTCCGTGTTCTTATGTCGCCTGTAACGCTTTCGCTAGCCGATAGCCTTGCTGCAACTATTGCAACAGAGAACACAGAGTTCTACTTTCAAGGTAAAGTTGAAGCTATCCTTGTCAACCCTCAGTTGACGGACGCTACGACTGCAACGATTACTTTGTCTGCTCAGACCGACTTTATTGGTCCTGCAACAGTCGCCGCTGCTTAATAAACCAAGCGGGGAGCCTTACTGGCTTCCTGCTACCCAACATGAAAGAATAGTAATGCAAGATAAGCCCTTTAGCAAGAGTTTTGTTATGCGGACTACCTTCAAGCACATGCGACGTAGTGTTGACATTAGTATCCGTAAGACTTTTGAGAGATTCCAAGATTTTGACAATGACAACGAAGTAGGCAAGGACATTATGGAAACTTTGTCAGTGCTTCACAGTGTACGCAAAATCCTTGATGACTTCCAAGAACATAACCAGCCTCTTTTCAAAGACCAACAGTAAACAGAATAGGAAAACCACTATGAAACACTTAGTAGGTAAATCACAAACTAAAACGATCCCTTTTATGGGTGACAAAGTAACAATCAAAAAGCTCTCCATCAATGATGTCATGAAAGTACGTGACTCCATTAAAGCTGCTAAAACAGAAGACGATCAAATGGGGCTACTACGCACAGTCCTAAAGTTGTCAGTTGTTGACGCAGAAGAAATGTCTGATGAAGACTTCAATACCTTTCCCCCTTCAGATCTTACAGAGCTTTCTGAACAGATCCTTGAGTATTGCGGCCTAGCCGTTGGGGCCGAAGATGCGGGAAACTTACCACAGAAGAAGAAGTAATCTTTGAGATTGCCCACCAACTTGGTATTCCTGTCTATAAAATGTACGATGAAATGCCCTACACAGAGCTTCGCAAGTGGATCACCTTCTTTGAGAGAAGGCCCGCTGGCTGGAGAGAAGACTTTAGAGCTTACATGATTATGAGGTCTTTTGGTTTCAAAGGTAAACCAGAAGATGCTTTTGTTTCTATTGCTCAACTCAAGAAAGCTGAAAAAGACATCCAACTCAATGACCGCGCTGTTCCAAAAGGAAAGTTCCTCAACATGATGATGAGTGCAAAGAACGGGGATGGTCATAAATTTACTTCAGGAGGTGTCAAGAATGCGAAAGAGGTCTCTAGTAAGTCTTGAGGTTGTTAACTTCAGACGAGAAATACAACGTATCAAAGACGAGGTTAAGTTTTTAGCTAACGCCGAAATCGATGACCTAGTAGACTATGCTGTTGAACAACTACGGATTGTTACCCCTGTTGATACAGGTAAGGCAAGGTCCGGCTGGTACATGGACAACAGAAAAGACATCTATGGCTACAGTGGTGCTGTAATCGTAAACGACGTAGACTATATTAGTTATCTCAATAGAGGTAGCAGCCAGCAAGCCCCTCAGTTCTTTATTGAACAAGTCTTGCTGACAATTGGAATCATTACCCGAAACTAATACCTGCCCCCAGATGGTATCTCTTTTTATGAGAGATTGTTGTTTGGGGGCAAAATTATTAAGGAGTCACAAATGAGTGGTGTAGAAATTCGGGTACGCGCAGATAGTACCCAAGCAAGGGTCGATCTGTCACGCCTTGAACGTTCCGTCGCTGGTATTGAGCAAAAAGCTCAAGGTGTGACTCGTGCTTTCCAACGGGCAGCTATAGCTATTGGTGCAGCCTTTACAGGCGGCATTGTAACAAAAGGGTTTGCAGGCGCTTCTGATAAACTTATTAACCTAGAAAACCAACTTGCTCTGGTAACAGGCCGGGGTAAAGAGCTTGACGTTACGTTAAAAAAGCTCTATGGTATTGCAGCTAGGTCTAGGCTTCCAGTAGACGTCGCTGCTACTACCTTTAACCGTTTTGGGCTTGCTTTACAAGAGGCCGGAAAAGGCACAGAAGAGATTCTTGCAGTTACAGAGGCGGTCCTGAAGGGTGCAACCCTTTCCGGTGCTACTGCTGAGACTGCTAGGTCTTCTATTATTCAGTTGGGCCAAGGTCTCGCTTCCGGTACCCTACGGGGCGAAGAGCTTAACTCTGTTCTAGAAGGAACGTCTCGTCTAGCACGGGCGATTGCTGAAGGTATGGGTATACCTTTTAGTCAACTACGCGAGTTGTCACAGCAGGGATTAATAGATGCTGACGCTGTCTTTAACGCTATTCTTGACCAAGCTGGTAATATCGCTGAAGAGTACGAACTAATTGAAGCTACAGTTGCAAGCCTAACAAGCGTCCTTAAAGACGAGTTCACTAGGGCCTTAGCAGCCTTGGATAAAGAGCTTGGTTTCTCCAAACGTCTCAAAGAAACAATTATTGCTGGTACAGAGGGACTACGGTTCTTTGCTGACAATATTTCCTTTTGGGCGACAATCATTCGCGCAGACCTTCGATTTTTACTTTTCGACATCCAAGACTTTGCCTTGAGAATCCAGAGAGCCTTTCGCGAAAACTTTGATATAGACCTTAGCGGGATAGCCGGAAAAATAAAAAACATAGGTACAGAAATCAAGGACGCAGCTACTGGTGGTGTTTCCGATATTGTCTTTAAAGTAAGAGAACTCAACCTAGAAGACCTTGCCCCTAGTCTTGCGCTTGTTATGGAAAAGATAACAGAGTTTACAAAGGATATTGCAAATCTGTTTATAGCGCTTTGGAGGGCCATTGTTGGTAATTCTAGCTGGTGGAACATCTTTAGTGAAGATGAAAACGCCATTGGTGGTTCACGCTTTACCCGCGCTCTTGACAGAGTACTAAACCTTCTTAAAGA